GAGGCAGCAGAGCCATGCGATGCCCCCGATCAACAGTGAGGGCCCGCCGGGTGGGACGGGTTAGCGGAAAGCGACCCGTTTCCAGGCCGCGTAGTACGCGGCGGCTAGGGCCCCGCTGGCCATCAGCCGGTCGTAGGACGGCGCCACAAACGGCCGAGCGGGCAGCGTCGTGGCATGTCCGCGGCCGGCGACACCGCCCAGTTCCTGGATGCGGCCGTAAGGTGCGGTCGGCCCGAGCTCGGCCACGTAGAGGCCAAAGCCCAGCCGGTGCGGACCCTCGATGTCGATGGAATCCCGTAGGAAGCCGGTGACTTTTGACGGCGGCTCACCCGGCGAGGACGGAGTCGGGGTCCCCTTCTGGTGGCTCGTGGTGGCCAGCGTCTGGCGAATCTCCGCTTTGGTGATCTTCACCGCCGCCACCGTGGCTGTACGGGTGGCGAGATCGAGCTGGGCGGTCATCTTCTTGAATGCCGCCTGTAGCTCCGGAATGCCGAGCACCTGCACGCCGTTGCCTGCCACGGCTCACCCCCGGCTGGCCTCGTTCATCGACTTCTCGTGGGCTGCTTCCCGCACGGACTCCAGGACGTTGACCATCTGGGGCAGGATGCCGTCCAGCCATGCCGGGAGCTCGTCGACCTGCGCCGGAGTCCACTTGTAGCGCTCGGCGTACCACAGGTAGTCGTAGGCGTCGTCGTACACCGTGATGGGGTGCCCGGGTGGTACGTCGTGTCCCTCCAGTCGGGCCCTTAGCCGACGGAGGGCTCGGTAGGGGACGCCTCGTCCTTGATGTCCTTCGGGTCGGGCGTCTCCGGGAAGATCATCTTCCGGGCGGGTCCGATCGCTTCCATCAGCGCCTCGTCGTCCTCGATCGGCAGCAGGTCCAGGCTGCCCGGGGACTCGCTGGGGATCGGCAGGTCATAGGACCAGTCGATGATCAGAACCTGCAGTAGGCCGTCGGTCATCTCGTAGGCCATCTGCATGACCTTCTCGGCGTCCGTGACGGACGACATGGCCTTCTTCTTGTCGCCGCGACGCTGGGTCGAGGCGTCGCGCAGCTGGATCCATGCCCCGGAGGGCAGCTTGATGCGGGCGGTCGTGGACATGAGGGTGCTCCGATGAGGGTGAGGGTGGGTGGTGCTCAGTAGGTGCCGGCGGCCACGTTGTTGGTGACGCTGACCTTGATGGGCGAGTAGCCGCCGGAGCCGCCCGCGTTGACGGTCGACAACACCGACTTCCAGGACGACGAGTATTCGACGGCAGTCTTCGATCCGTCGGGCTCGGAGCCCACGAACGCGGCCACCGCGATGTCGAACTGGATGGTGATCTTGTTGGCGCCGGCCAGTCCGTTGTCGATGACGAGCTGCAGGACGGGCTGCGTGTTGTTGAGCATGTACAGCAGCGGCGACTCGTCGGCGGCGATGAAGTTGAGCTTGCCTTCGACCGTCACCCCGCCGCGCTGGATGATGTACGGGGCCTGAACTCCGTTGCCCGTGTAGTACGGGTTTACCTCCCGCTTGATGCTGATCTCGCCATCCGTGATGGTGTTGATCAACGTGCCGCCGGCGGCCGGGCCCCCGATGCCCGCAGTCATCCGCCAGGACGCCATCGGCAGGACGGTGCCCGGGCTCGCGGTCGGCGCCGACCCCAGGGCCACGGACGGCCAAGTGGTGGCGGATCCCGACCAGGTCAGCAGCTCGCTCTCCGCGTTCCACTTGAAGCTCAGGTCGGAGACGCAGGCGCCCGGGTACTGGCGGGAACCGCTGGTCGCGGTCGGGCCCAGGAAGTGCGTGAGGGTCTGCGACACGGGCTGGCCGCCGCCGGAGTTGAGCAGGCTGTGCGCGTAGGTGAACGGCCCGGTGACGGGCTGGAGGGCCTGAGCGGCTGCATGCGCGAACTGCAGCCCGCCGGCCGGGGTCGCCAGCGGGATCGTGTACGGGCCCGCGCCGGTGGGAGTACCGGTGGTGAATACCTCCGCCGTAGCGCCGCTGCCGATCTGCAAGACGGTCGCGGCCGGGATGGTGGCGGTCGCAGAGATGGTGGTGGCGCCGACGGCGGCGAGGGCTGCCAGGGTGGTGCCGCCGGATCCGGTGGACGTGCCGACCACGGACATGTCGCCCAGGATGTTGCGGAGGAAGAACCCGATTCCGTCACCGTAGGCGGGACCGCCCATCGACACAGTCCCGATCTTCACGCCGGGGATCTGTGCGAACGCGTCCGTGGCCATGCTGCCGCGCCAGGACTTGTCCTCCAGGAACTTCGGGTCGTCCTTGGGCTTGAACTCCGAGACCAGGACCGTGGAGGTCATGGCGACGGGCGTGCCCTGGACGGTTTCGTTGGCGATGCCGATGAACTGCTTCGCGGGCGCATACGTAGTGGGCGTCGGCATCGGTCACTCCTCGCTGGACAGGGGCGGCTCGTTGTCCGCCGCGGTGTTGGGCTTCTTGCGGGTCTTGGTCCAGCGGCCGTCGTCGGGCGGCCCGAACGGCCAGTCGAAGATGGTGGCGACCTGGGCGCGGACCGCGGTGGCGCTGTCGCTCTCCGGCTGCTCCGGGGTGGCGGGCCGGCAGGTCAGCGGCACGTGGGGGTACACGCACGCCGCCGAGTAGATGTACTCGTAGACACCCGGCTCCGGGGTCTGCGGCTCGTTGGCGCCCTCGGGGGCTGCGGGTGTGGCCGCTTCTGCGGCAACGGCGTCGGGTCGCTCCACGTCCTTGCCGGACTCCGGAGGCTCGGGGGCGGGCTTGCTGGCCATGGAGGACTCCAGTCCGGGTTGGTCTACGCGGTCACGAACTCGACCGCCGAAAAGGTCATTTGCAGGAAGGATTTGGTGAGCTCGGCCTTCGTCTCGGCCTGCCCGTAGACGAAGTCGATGCCGGCCTGCCCACCGTCGATGTGCTCCCCGGCCTGGAACACTGCGCCGCCGAGGGTGCGGTCCAGCCGCAGATGCTCCACGAGGGCGTCGCGCAGGGCGTACACGTCGTCCTGGGCGTCCTCGGCATAAGGGGTGCGGGAGCGGATGTAGCAGAGGAATTGCACCTCGTAGGTGCACTGCTTCATCCCGTTGTGCTCGCCGCCGAGCGCGATGCGCCGCTCGTTGTTGCGCGGGATGTGGACGACGATCTGGCAGCCGGTGCGTGCCCCGTCGCCCTGGCCGTGGAAGTACTCGGCGTGGTTGTCGTCCTTCGCCCAGGCGCGGCGGACCGTGCCCACCATGGGCACCGGGGACGACCGGTAGGTGCGCGTCTCGGTCTCGTAGGGGCCGCCGAAGTACGTGCAGATTCCGTCAAGGACGGCTTGGATGCTCACCGGTCACCGGATCCTGGCGTAGCTGGACACGATCTTGCGGGCCTCGGAGATGAGGCCCGCACCCGTGCGCCGGGGGTCCTTGCCGCGGGTGTTCGACGACAGGGCGGTGTCCGGGTACTCGTCCTCCGCCGTACTGTCGGGACGCATGAGGGCCGCGGTGGCGTACATCGTGACCGCCAGGCGCAGGTCCGCGGGCATCGATGACAGGTCGTGGCCTGTCGTGTGGGCGAACAGGGTCGGCGACGCCAGGGTGACCGCGGCCGGCGCGGGCATAGCCGTCGGCGTAGGGGCCAGCCACAGCGGCGAGACCGTCACGGTCTCCTCTGCACCTGGTTCCCAGATCCGATAGGTCGAGCCCGGGAGGATGCCTGTCGGGTCCGCGACCGTAACCGATGTTGCTCCGACGGTCGCGACCCACCCGGACACGATGGACGTCTGGGCGAAGATCTCGGACCCAGTAGCGGGTGACCCGAACTGCAGGGATCCCGACCATGCCCCGGTGGTGGCCCCCAGGGTCAGGACGAGGGTCGCTCCGGCCTCGATCCAGGCCTGCGGGTTGTCGAGCGTGGTGAGGGTCTGGGGTGCGAGGCCGTAGCCGAGGCTTGCCACGGCCAGGGCCGGGGTGTGGTCGGCGTGCAGGCGGACCATGCCGGACTGGTCGCAGCGCACCCGCTGGTACTGGGTGTACAGGTGCGCGCCCAGCGGTTGATCGGCCTCGTTGTCGGCCCATGCGGAGGCCATCAGCAGGATGTTGGTGAGCTCCGCGGTCTGGTCGGCGCCGTTGATCGTGTCGACGCGCAGCCCGCCCGTGTCCAGGTAGGTGGGGTGGGCGCGGAACGCCGCGGCGGAGACGTATGGCGTCGAGGGCATGAGATCACCCCCGCCGTCTGGTCTGCCGTTGGTGGATGGTCAGTTCCGGGACCAAGTTCCGTGCTCGCACCCGACGGCGAAGATCCCGTCGGCCCAGCCGGAGGCGAAGCACTCGGAGCAGGGGGTCTCGACCTTCTGCAGGTCGCTCTTGGTGGTCTCGGGCTCGGCGGGCGGATCCGGCTCGGACGGCGTCTCGACGACTTCGACCTCGGCTGCGGTCGCCTCCGCGGCTTCCACCTCGTCGGCGTCCGGCTGCTCCGGGAGCGGCTCGGGGGTCTCGACGACGGCCTGCGGGTCCGCCGGCTTCGTCTGTGCGCGCTTGCGGGGGCCGGTCATGAGCTGTGCTCCTTCTCGCAGGTGCCGCCGCAGCGGCTGCAGGTCTTGACGTAAGCGGCGAACCCGCAACCCTTGCAGCGGAAGCCGCCGCGAGTGCGTCCGCCGAGGTTCGCCGGGAACGCCCCGTACTCGCGGAGCGCCCGCTCGTGCTGCGGGTTGTCGACGGTCACAGTGCCGTCGCGACCTGCGGTGTAGGCGGTGGTGGTGCCGGTCTGGGCACCCTGGATGTCGACGCCGCGCATGGGACCGTCGGGCAGGCAGAGGCGGGCCATGGTGTCCTCCGGTGAGGGTGGTGAGG